CTTTCTTCCAAAGCCGGCTGGTTCGGTCTGGCGAAAAAAGTCTGCACTTTAATGCTAATCGTCGTTGCAGTTCGGATGGATATTCTGCTGAATACCAATTACATCCGGGATGCTGTTTGCATCAGCTTTTGCCTGAACGAACTGCTTTCCATTGTGGAAAATACAAGTTTAATGGGGATCCCGTATCCGCCTGCAATCAAAAAAGCAATTGATGTTCTGCAAACGAAAATCGGCAGAACCGAAGAAACGACCGACAAGGAGGACAAGTAATATGACTATTTTAAGACCAGATGCAACAACGACTCTGAACGGAGTAAAAATCAACGAGTATTTACTCACCAAACACAATCCCAACCACATTGATATGCCCTCTGTTTCCATGGCGGGGAAAATCATTGGTGTGACTGTTCACAATACAGACTGGATCACAGTAGCAAGCGGCACGACCCCTGCGGAACAGTATACAAGGGCAACCGTCAATAACAACATGAAGGACGTGCGTGTCCACTATTACGTTGACAATATCTGTGCATGGCAGAATCTGCCACACAGCCTGAGCGGCTGGCACGCTGCTGATGGCAGTGGTAATGGAAATCGCAGAACCATCGCTATCGAGTGTATTATGTCCTCTGCATACAATTCTGCTGATCAAAAATCGGAGGACAATGCAGCGAAATTGGCAGCAGCGTTATTAAAACAGTATGGATTGGACATCAGCCATCTCTACACCCATACCCACTGGCTCAATGTTCGTGACGGACGAAATGGAACGATTGACCAGTTGAACACCATGTACAATCGGTACAAGATGTGTCCGGCGTACATTTTGCCGCATTGGGCAGAGTTTAAGAAAAAGGTGCAGTCTTATTTGAATGCAGGTTCCTCTGCTGCACCTTCTACAAAGCAGCTTTACCGGGTAAGAAAGTCTTGGGCAGATGCAAAGTCGCAGCTAGGTGCGTATTCTTCTTTGGAGAATGCGAAGAAAGCTTGCAAGGTCGGATATTCTGTATTTGACGCCAACGGAAATGTGGTCTACACCAATGGCAGCCAGTTCACCAAGGGACAGAAGGTTACCATTCGTGCCAACACGCCTCTGTTCGCCAGTGCAGAAACTACATCTGTAACCAGAAGAATCAGCGGCACTTACTATCTCTATGACGGCATTGCCTGCAAGAACGGTCGTTATCGGATCACCACAAAGCCGGAGTTCTGCGGAAAGACACCGGTGGGACAGTATGTGACCGGTTATGCTTCTTGGGATAATTTCATCTAACCATTTCCCGGAGTTGTTCTCCTTGAACAGCTTCGGGATTTTTTTGTACTCAAATTGCAGTTTTTTCTCCATAGGAACTTAGAAGGAGGTATTTTCTATGACACAAAGTCAAAAAGAAATCATTTCACAAATGCTTGCTGCAGGAGAAAAGACAGCTAAAATTGCAGAATCCCTCGGTATCTCTCCCAATACAATCAAATCTTATCTCCGAAGAAAAAAACAGAACAGATGTCCGAATTGCGGAAAACCCTTGATACAGCTGCCCCATAAAAGACAGAAAAAATTCTGTTCCGGTCGCTGTCGATCTGCTTGGTGGCGAAAACAAAACCTTGCCGCCGGAATGCTGGATTATACTTGTGTAAAATGCGGCTCTACTTTTAAAGCCTATCCCAGCCAGCACAGAAAATACTGTACGATTGCCTGTTATCGGGAAAGGAATCAACATGACGACCAGTAAGCTGCAGCAAATTGCTGCCTATCGAATCGCAGTTTCTCTATTCCGTCAGCTTTGGAAAAATGGTACGATTTCAGAGTCCGAATATCGAAAATGTGAGCGAAAAATCGCTGAACGGTGCAACATTCCAGACAAGAGTATTTATCGGGAAATCGCTTGATTTTTTGCCGGATAAGAGCGATGATAGAGGGACAAAGGAGGCGTATTTATGGAACGTGTTGTTGAACAAGTCGTATTTCCGGAAAAATTTCCGAGGATGCAGAATGTTGCAGCTTATGCCAGAGTGTCCAGCGGAAAGGATGCGATGCTCCATTCTCTGTCGGCACAGGTCAGTTATTACAGCCGTATGATCCAGCAGCACCCCGGATGGAAATACTGTGGTGTTTATGCAGACGAGGCAATCACTGGTACAAAAGATTCCAGAGAACAATTTCAAAAGTTGTTGGAACGCTGCCGAAATGGCGAGATTGATTTGATTCTTACAAAATCAGTTTCCCGTTTTGCAAGAAACACCATCACACTATTGGAAACGGTGCGGGAATTGAAATTGCTGGGGGTTGATGTTTATTTCGAGGAGCAGAACATTCACTCCTTGAGTTCCGATGGCGAACTGATGCTCACGATTTTGGCATCCTACGCACAGGAGGAAAGTTTCTCTAGCAGTGAAAGCCGGAAATGGCAGATTCGAAAGGATTTTTCCAATGGCAAAATCGGCAGCATTACGATTCTGGGCTACCGCCGAAATGCGGATGGGATCTTGGAGATCGAACCGAAAGAGGCGGAGCTTGTCCGTATGATTTTTTCTGATTACATCTCTGGTATGGGTCAACAACGAATTGCAAATAAGATCAACGAGATGGGTATTCCTACCCGTCAAGGAAATCTATGGACACATCCGAGAATTCGTGAGATTCTGACCAATGAAAAGTATATTGGAAACTTGTTACTTCAGAAGTACTATCGCAATAACCATATCGAAAAGATAAAAACGAAAAATCAAGGCGAATTGGCGAGATACTATGTAGAGCAAGCCCACGAACCGATTGTCGATTTTGACACCTTTATCAAAGTACAAACCATATTGGATCAGCGGCATGAACAATATACCCATGATGGATCTACAAATCGTTATCCGCTTAGTGGTCTCATTACCTGTGGATTATGTGGAAAGAACTATCAACGAAAACAACTCCCACAGGGAATCATCTGGTTATGTGCTACATTTTTGCGGAGAGGAAAAAAATACTGCCCTGGTTCAAAGCAAATTCCAGAATCCATCCTGTATTCTTTGATTTGCGATATACTGAAATTGACAGAATTCGATGAGGTCGTATTTCGAGATAACATTCATCACATTGTGATCCCAAAACCATTTGAGGTACAGTTTTTCTTTCATGATGGAACATCAGAAATACGCCACTGGGAATATCCCTCAAGATCAGAAAGCTGGACAGAGGAGATGAAACAGGCA